AGGGTGATTCAACAACACAAGCGTTGTTGCGATTTAGACAAGGTAATTTTATTAGTCTAGAGTCTGATTACGTGGATGAACCACGGTACATTGAACCAAGGGAATATTATTAATGGTAGATGATTACATAAATATTTTTGATGACGATTTAATTAAAACTTTACCTGAACCTGGTGTTCAAAAAACAGACACAGGAGCTTTTGATATTACTTTACAACCAGAAAGCATTCCTGGTATTTCTGATCCACTTGGTGACGCAGCAGAATATATTATGCGTGAGGGAGCGGAGAAAGATATTACAGGTTATCCTAAAGCTCCTAAAACATACAGAGTATTATCAGAAATAACTGATTTTGTAGGATTTGATATACCTTCATTTTTAAATAAACCTATTATTCCTGTAGCGGATGGAAATAAAATAAGTTTATCGGCGTTTTCTCCAACAGCAGCATTAGGGGCATTAGGATTACAATTTCTTGTAGGTGAGGGCCCAGGCAAAACTTTACGAACAATGGAAATGGGGGAACCTGTTTCTCCTTTTCAATTAGGTGAGTTAGCTCTTGTGAGTTTTGATGCAGCTACGGCAGGTCTAGTAGGGACTGGTCCAGCTAAAGCGGCATATAAATGGTTAACAAAAACTGTAAATAAATCACCAGAAGAAGCTTTTACCATAATGAAAAATAATCCTCAATTAGCAGATGATGATATGGTAGGTAAAAGTATAGATGAATTAACGGATGAAGAATATGATAAATTAAATATAGGTGCAGCTGTGCCTCCTAGAGGAAAAAAGAAAAAAACAGCAGCCGCTGTTACAACAAAAGAAGCAGCATTTCCTGGTGGATTACCATTAAAATCTTTTGATGAATCTTTGCTTGCAACAAAACCTCTTAAAGATGCTCCTAAGTTAAAACCAAAAGCAGCTCAACTAACAGACGAAGTAAAAACAAAAATAGGAAGTACGCTAGAAAAAACAAATTTCTCTAAACTTGATCTTAAAGCAGATAATCCATATTTAAATATTGTAAATAAAGAAAGAGCCGCTGCTGGTTATCAACCAACTAACACACCTGTTAGTATGCATGCAAAAAATTTACAGAAACAAGGATATATTACAAAAGCGAAACAAGAAGAAATTACTGCTTATCAAAAGAAAAGATCACAAGCCAATGCTAACGAAGCTTATATGCAACAATCTTTAATTAAAAATACTGAAAAAGCAAACAAGGCTGTTAGGTTGGCAAAAGAATTACAAGAGGCAAGTGAGTCTCAAATAGTGATGCCAATGGCTACATTTTATGATCAATTGGTAAAAGCGTTTCCTGATGATTTTAAACCACTTACTTCAGTTAGTTCAAAAAATAAAATTATTACAACATTAAAAACTCTTAAACCAGAAATTAAAACTTATCTTGCTAGACCTGGATCAGAAGTTGGAGGTTTAAAATATAGTGATGAAACGTTAGGTGTTATTGAAGGAGGAGAAGAAGCAGCAAGGAGATCTGAGTTAGTAGCAAAGTTTAAACAAACTTTTCCTGATGAACCCATAACACCTTTGGATGACCCTTTAACAGATTTATCACCTTTAGGCGAAGATGTTTTTGATTCAAGAATATTGAATTTAAAAGCAACAGATAAAGCAGGGCAAGTTGATATAATTTCAAATCCAAAATTTAAATTTTATGAGTTTTTAAGAGATACACTACCTACAACTGATCTAGATACTTTATTTGATGTAGTTAAAATAGGAGATGCAACTGATCTAGCTAATCCTGCTCAAAAAATGTTTAATGAATTTAAAAAAATGGAGGATGTTAGAAAAAAAGTTAGTCCTTTAATAAGACCTTTTTTACAACGTATTTTTCCTGTTGAAGGAGGAGATAGAGCTTCTGTTCAGATAGCTCATACTTTTGAAAAAACAAAAATGAAACCACCTAAGAGAGAAGGGGTAAAAAAAGAAATAGGGTATGATCCTGAAAAATTTATAGGACAGGGTGTTAATCCTGATTTTTTATATTTAGATATATCACCATATAATCAAGGTGTTCAAAAAGCTTTAGAGAATCAAGCTAACGTTGCTGGAAAAATGGGTGACTATGGTAGATTAGCAAAGATACAAAAAATTATGGAGATTATGGGTGTTGAAGGTCAACAAGCTGGAATAACTATAGGTAAGAAAAGAAAACTATCTACAAAATTAAAAGGGTTAATTTCTGAATTAGAAAAAGTAGGAGACCCTTTGCCAGAGAAAGCTGATTTATTGGAAGCAATAAAAATACTAGAAAGTTCTGGAGCAAAAGGATATTCTTATGGTGGTATGGTGGAACAAGAAGACCTAGATATATTTCAAGATGACCTTCCTGAAGGATCATTTGAAGTGGCAAGTTTAAAACTGCCATTCTTCAAACTATTTGGTAAAGCGCCTGTAAATGAAGTTGCACCAATACCAACACCAAAAGAAAAATTAGTAAACCCAACAAAGAAACAAGCAGAGAGTTTAGAAACAGAAAAAGTAAAAAGATCAGAGGAAGATATATTTGATCCAACGCCAGGTGCAGTGTTAACGGATATTGGTGATATTGCTGTAACACCACTCACCAATCAACCAATGACTTCAGTATTCTATTCAGACATTGAACGTGCTTTGGCTAACGCTCCAGACGAGTTTGTTAACAAGCAAGCAGTTCTTGATTTCTTGAACAAAAACAGAATTAAAAAATCAGAGGTCGAAGATTACCGTATCGCGTCTTTATTAAAATTATTTGATGACAACGCACCAATACCAAAACAACAAGTTCTTTCTCAAATAAGATCTGCACCAATCAGTGGTATGAAAGTGCATGCAACAGGTATGGGGTCCGATATTATTAATTTAAAAGGCGCTGTTGATACAAAATATACAGGATACGCGGAACCTGGTTTTATACCAGACACACAACGCGAAAGAATTTTATACTTAGATAGAAATAAATTACCTGGTGATCCAGGCGACTATCCACAGTCAATGTTTGGTGGTGAGAATATCCAGCAACATAATTTTGGTATACCAAATGAATCAGATACTTACGTCATTGGTTGGACGCGGCTCTCGGACCGCTATGGATTTGTGCCACCAAAGGTAGAAGGACCACAAACAAAAATTAATGTTAGACAACTCACAAGAGAAAAAACAAAAAATGAACGAAGTTTGCAAGGTTTATATGCTGAGGCAAGAAGTAAAATAGAACGACTAGCTAATCAACGAGGAATGAGCCAAAGAGACATTAATGATATAGATATTGATTTCGGGTCGGATACTCCTAAACTATCTGTCATAGCAAAATATGCTGATCAGTTAGATGAGATAAGTCCTGGTCTGGTTGATCAAATGGATGAGCTCGTTGTTAGGAATAACGAGTTACAAGAACAGATAACCAAAGCATCTGCCGTTGATCCGAGCGGCGTGGTCCGTGTCACGTTTGCCGATGAGATACAATCTGATTTATTACAAGCAGCAGCAGGGCGTAAACAACAACTGGCCGCGGCCCTTCGCAAGATACGAGAAGAGGGAGCAGGGCAAACAAACCTAGAAGGATTAAATAATGTAGCACAAGCAACTATTGATTTTTATGAAAAGAATAAATCAGTATTTAGACCACTAACTAAAACAGAAGATGAAGTAGGCGTCGTGGCAGAAAGAATAAATGTATTAGAAAAAGAAGTAGATGATATTGTGGATAACTATATTGCGACAAGAGAAATAGATCAAACAGAAGTAGATCGTTTAGCAGGACTCTTAAATGATAACATCAACACCATGATTGATGAAATACTAACAGTAGACTCTAATACCATGGCAGGATTATTTCCTGATTTACCATTTAAGAATAGAGACGAGTGGGCAGATGCTTTGATTAAAAAAGATTTATACGAGCTAGCATATAGAAAATTTGTATTGAAAGATCCCGATGCTTCTGAGTATTATGCAATTTCTCCGTCTAAGTATGTTAGTAAAAGATACAATTTTGAGGGAAATGCAGCAACCCCACAAGATGTAAGAGACCTTGATAAAGCAGCACGTATTAGTACCTTTAAAAGAGAAGGTAGATTTACAGAATCAAAATACAAAGGTATTGGCATGGATGAATTTTATGGGGGTCCTGATTCTGTTTCAACTGTAATTGATAATTCAGGAACAGCGGCTACTAATCCTAATTTTGGAAAACCAAAACACTACACGTCTACACTAGAAACAATATTAAAAAAACAAGCACAAAGCAATAATTCAGAAGTAATTACGATGCCTGTTCAATTAAAAGGTGGTAAAGGCACAGCGTATTTTAAGATTACAGATCAAAATGGTAACATGGTAGCAACGTTAACAGACGGTGAGAAAGCAAAAGATTTATTAGCAACAAATCCAAACTACAAAGTAGAAACAATAGCGGTGCCTGACAAAGCAAGCATGGAACCAGTTTTTGCTATCAAGATTACTAAAGAAATGTTAGAACCATATAAAACACATAAAGCACAAGGTGGACTTGTAGAGCATATTGATATATTTGAGGTATAAGAATGGCAGTAGATAGACGAATCACGGGAGAACCAACAGAGATTGAAGAACAATCTGTTACAATTGAAACACCAGAAGAGGCATTAACAGTAGAAAATATTGAGATGACCGAGGACGGTGGGGCGTTAGTCAATCCTATTGAGGAACCCATGGATGTTGGTTTTGATTCAAACTTAGCTGAGGCTATGGATGAAAAAGATCTACAAAACATTTCATCTGATTTAATTGGTGATTACAAAGAAGATCATTCGTCAAGAGACGAATGGTATGATGCCTATGCAAAAGGATTAAAACTTCTTGGTTTTAAATATGAAGACAGATCACAACCCTTTCAAGGAGCAAGTGGTGTTACACATCCTTTGCTATCAGAGACGGTAACACAGTTTCAAGCACAAGCTTATAAAGAATTATTACCAGCGAATGGTCCTGTACGAACACAGGTCATTGGTAAAGTAGATTCACAAAAAGAACAACAAGCACAGCGAGTACAAGATTTCATGAACTATCAAATCATGCATGTTATGGAAGACTTTGATCCTGACTTAGACCAAATGCTTTTCTACTTACCACTATCAGGCTCAAGCTTTAAAAAAGTTTATTATGATTCTACAATGGGAAGAGCTGTATCAAAGTTTATTCCAAGTGAAGATTTAGTTGTACCTTACACAGCAACCGATTTAGCAACAGCTGATCGTGTCACTCATATTTTAAAAAGAACAGAAAATGATATTCGTAAACTACAAGTAACAGGTTTTTATCGTGATGTAGATTTAGAAGAGTACGAGGATCCTGAAACAAATAATATTCAAGCAGAAGTAAACAAATTAGATGGTGTAAAAGATACAGGTAATGGGTATAAGAATGATCAGTACACATTATTAGAAATACACGTTGATTTAGATTTACCAGGTTTTGAAAATGAGGATGGGATTAAACTTCCTTATATTGTAACAATTGACGAGGGTTCTGGTAATGTTTTATCTATATATAGAAATTATGATGAAGAGGATTCTTTAAAAAAGAAAAAACAATATTTTGTTCATTATAAATTTTTACCTGGTCTTGGTTTTTATGGTTATGGTTTAATACATATGCTCGGTGGTTTATCAAGAACAGCAACCGCTGCGCTTCGACAATTACTTGATGCAGGCACGCTAGCTAACTTACCAGCAGGATTTAAAGCTAGAGGACTTCGTATTGCAGATGATGATAGTCCAATACAACCAGGAGAGTTTAGAGATGTTGATGCACCAAGTGGAGACTTACGTGCAGGATTGATGCCTTTACCTTACAAAGGTGCTGATCAAACTTTATTTCAATTATTAGGTTTCGTTGTACAAGCAGGACAACGATTTGCTTCTATCGCTGATCAAAAAATTGGTGACAGTGTTGCAGCAAATGCACCTGTTGGAACAACCATGGCATTAATTGAAAGAGGATCAAGAGTCATGAGTGCGATTCATAAAAGATTACACTATGCACAAAAAACAGAATTTAATTTATTAGCAAAAGTATTTAGAGACTTTTTACCTCAAAGGTATCCTTACGATGTTGGTGATAATGCAGTGCCAAGTATTAAGTCAAGTGATTTTGATGATCGTGTTGATATTATGCCTGTATCTGATCCTAATATTTTTTCTATGTCTCAACGTGTTACGTTGGCACAAACACAATTACAAATGGCACAGTCTGATCCTAAAACTCATAATTTATATGAAGCTTACAAGAGAATGTATCAGTCGCTTGGTGTAAAAGATATTGACGCTATCTTACCACCTCCTGATACACCTAGACCAAAAGACCCTGCATTAGAAAATTCTGATTCAGTTCTTGGTAAAAAATTAATTGCTTTTAGAAATCAAGAACACCAAGCTCACATTGCCGCTCACCGAACGTTTATGTCATCTATGTTGGTTCGTAATAATCCACAAGCAACTATATTATTACAAGCACACGTTATGGAACATGTATCTTTATTAGCAAGACAAATGGTTGAAGCAGAAAATGCTGAACAAATACAATCTGAAACAAAAAGATTTGGTGGTCAATTGCCACCAGACCTTCAAATACAGTTTCAAGAAGAGATGGAACGTCAAATTTCTTTAAAAGCAACAGAATTTATTGAAGAAATGTTTGTTGAAGAGCAACAAGCAATGGCTGGACAGGGGCAAGACCCACTTGTTGGACTAAAACAACAAGAATTACAGATAAAAGCACAAGATGTTCAACGAAAAGCAGAAAATGATGCTGCTAGAATTGATATTGACACGAAAAAAATGCAGCAAACCGAAGATTTAACGAAAGAAAAGATACAATCTAATGAAGATATTGCACAATTACGTGCAAATGTTAATCTATCGAAGGAAAATGCAAAAAATATTGACAGCGACAGATAAATTACAAGAGTATTTTAACGAATTAATGAATTTTGCTGATACAGGCGTAACAAATCAAGAAGAACAGATACTTTTAGCGGGTGCAATGATGGCGGTGGCTAAAATGTTGTATCATAACAACCTAACCGAGCATGAATATAATAATATTATGGATCACAACGGAAGAGACTTGCTAAATCTGTTAAAACCAACTATACATTAATCATTATGCCAGAAAAACCAGAAAAAAAAGCTGCTATAGAAGAAGCACTTAGAGACTTTAAATTTCGAAATCCAATAAGAGATAAAGTTGGAAAAGGAAAAAAGAAAAAAACAAAAGGCTTAAAAGGTGGAAAAGGAAAATCAGCACGTACAGAAAAACCTGGAGTTCCACACGGAGTAGATAAAAAAACTCAAAAAGGTGAACAAATATTAGAAGTCGCAAAAGGTGGTTCAGTTACTGGTAGAGGTATAGGACCAGCAGGAGCTTCAATAGTTTCTGATGATGGTAAAAGAATAAAACAATTAAAAACAATAGCTAA